GGTAATAAGTTCATACTTGCTTTTAATGATAACCAAGACGCTGCAGCTACTGTTGAAACTTTACCTATTAGTGATGCTCACAATACTTATGAGTACGTCTCAAGTCAAGCTACAGAAAAAATAATGGTAGGTCATAGGGTAGTATCTCCAATGCTTTACGGAATTAAGGACAGTACAGGGTTAGGTAACAACGCAGACGAGCTTAAAACAGCTTCTATATTAATGCAAAACTTAGTTATAGCACCATTTCAACACCTTTTAATTGATGCTTTTGATTCTATTTTAGCTTATAATCAAATAAGCCTAAAGTTATACTTTAAAACTCTACAGCCTTTACAGTTTATAGACCTTGAAAACGTAGAAGACGAAGAAACAAAAGAAGAAGAAACAGGGGTTAAGCTGTCAAAAGAACTACCAGACGAAATAGGCACAGCTATTGCTGACGCATTAATAGACTTAGGACAAGACGAATCAGAGCTTTTAAGCGACTTTGAGGTAATAGATGAGCGAGAAGTAGACTATGACGAAGAAAGCGGCTTAGATGAGGTTATAACAGACCTTAACAAACCTAAAGAAAAAAGTACACTAGCTAAAGTTTGGGAATTTGTTAGTACTGGAAGCGCTAAACCATACAGAGAAAGTGAGCAGGACGGTACAAGTAAGCAAACAAAAGAAGAGGGTAAAGAATTTTTAGTAAGATATAAGTACAGCCCAGAAAGAACTAAATCTACTTCAAGACAGTTTTGCTCTAAAATGGTAAGTGCAAAAAAGGTTTATAGGAAAGAGGATATTGAAGCAATGGAACAGAAAGCGGTAAATGCTGGATTCGGTAAAGGTGGTTCAGATACTTATTCTATATGGCTTTATAAAGGTGGTGCAAGATGCTCTCACAAGTGGTTTAGAAAGACTTACGTTCGTAAAGAAGGTGGTAAGGGCTTAGGGGATGCAATAACAACTACACAAGCAAGGTCAAGGGGTTTTAAGCCAGAAGCAAACGCTCAAAAAGTACCTGTAGCACCTAAGGATATGAAGTATAAAGGTTATACTGCTGAATATTGGAACAAAATAGGATTTAAGAATTAATATGGCAACAGCATTATTTATAAACAGAACGGACTTAGTTAAAAACTCTATAATTGATGGCAATGTAGACACAGACAAGTTTATACAATTTATTAAGGTAGCCCAGCAGATAGACATACAAAACCTTTTAGGAACGGAGCTATATAAAAAAATCGGTGCAGATATAACGTCTGAAGCTGGTGGTGGTGCTGGTTTAACTGGTAATTATCTAACTTTAGTTACAGAATTTGTGCAGCCAACATTAATATGGTTTGCTCAAATGAATTACATTCCTTTTGCAGCTTATCAAATTAAAAACGGTGGTGTATTTAAACATAGTAGTGAAACAGCACAAAACGTAGACAAAAACGAAGTAGATTATTTAGTAAGTAAAGCGAGAGAATACGCTAATTACTACTCAACAAGAATGGTAGACTATTTGTCTTTTAATGATAATCTATTCCCAGAGTATAATAATAACAGTAACGAAGATATTAGCCCAGATACAGACACAACTTTTAACGGATGGGTTTTATGAAGTATAAGGTAAAAGAGACTAACCTTACTAAGCTTAAAAAGTATATAGACGAGTCTTTAAAAGAAGAGATAAAGCAAAAACCTAAAAAGAATGAGTAATCCAATACTAGCATTAATACCAAGTGGCACTAAAGCACAAAAGGTTTACTCTGTTTTACCTAGTGATGGAAGTGGGGATTTTACTTTTGATAGAGCTAACGGACTTGCGACTAGAATAAATAAAGATGGACTTGTAGAAGAGGTGGCAAATGACACCCCAAGACTTGACTACACAAATAGCACTTGTCCAAGTTTACTTATAGAAAGCGAGTCAACTAATTTACAAGCTTACAGTCAAGATTTTAACAATGCAGTTTGGTTTAAATTAAGAACAACAGTAACGTCTAATAACACAACGTCTCCAAGCGGAGAATTAAATGCTGATAAAATACAAAGAACGTCAACTATCGCAAGTTATATACAAGACGGATTTAGTAAAAATGCAAGTCAAATTCAATACACAACTTCGGTTTTTGTAAAACAAGGCGAAGGCGATTATTTAGCTTTAAGAGTACAAGGTAACTTCTTTGAAAGAATAGATTTGAGATTTCAGTTTTCTACTAAGTCATTTATTTACACAAACGAAGCTGGTATTGCTGAATTAAATAGTACAAGCGTTACTGAGTATTCAAATGGCTGGATTAAACTATCATATTCGTTTTTATCTGACACTCAAAGCTCACTTAACAATTATTTTTCTGCAAGGGCTACTAGTGGAAACGTCGATAGTGGAGACACAAGTTCAACGGCTTTTGTTTATTTATGGGGTTGTCAAGTGGAACAAAGCACATTTGGCTCTAGCTATATACCAACGACTACAATACAGACAAGGTTTGCAGATGTTTGCAGTATAACCACTCCAGCAGACGTAACTACAATTACAGAAACTTTCGCAGATAATACAACTAACGTAATCACTACTATACCTACAACATATACAGTAAGTAATGGATTGATTAAAAAAATAATAATGGACTAATGGCAAATGAAATGTATGGCAGCTCGTGGTGGGGTGAGGGAGTTATAACAAACACAATAAACTGGGGAGAGGTTTACTACCCTTATGCTTTAATTAGTGAATTACATAGGCGTGCTTCTTATTACGAGAATTTTGATGGCACAGATGAAATATTAACCGATTTAGAAAACTGTTTATAATGAGTTTATTAAGAAAAGCGAGTATCGTAACGACTCCAACGGCTTACGAAAATGGGAAAATACTAAGCGTTAAACCTTCAATAGTTTTAGGAGAAGAGCTTGTAGTAAATGGTGATTTTGCAACTGATAGTGATTGGACAAAGGGTACAGGGTGGTCTATTAGTAATGGCGCTGCTAGTTGTGATGGAACACAAACGAGTAATTCACAAATTAAGTCAGTATTTTTTGATTTTAGCGTAGATACCACAGTAACGTTAAGTTTTGATGTTATTAATTATTCTGCTGGAGATTTAAATGCAGGTGTAACTGGAACTGGTCAAGCGGATTTAATTGGAATAAATGCAAATGGAACTTACAGTGTTACAGTTGTTAGTAGTGCTGGTTCAAGGCAAGTCGACATTATAGCTAACTCTGATTTCATCGGCTCAATAGACAACGTTTCAGTTAAAGAAGCAATAGACGCTGATTTCGATTTCACAAGAAATTCTAGTGCCACAAGAACTAACTCTCAAGGTTTAATTGAGGATATGCAAATCCTTAGTGGGGACTTAGTAACTAACGGAGATTTTTCTCAAGAGGGTTCGGAGCTGATTACAAACGGAGATTTTGCTACGGATAGTGATTGGACTTTGACACAGGCAACAATATCAGGAGGTTATTTGAATATTTCTACGACAGATGGTAGTTTTTCGGGAGCAAGGCAATTCAATGTTTTTACTGTTGGTAAGATTTATCTTGTAAGTTTAGAAATATCTAACATTGTCGGTACTATTGAGGTTGATGTTAATAGTGGAGGTAATTATGGTCAAGCTTTTACGACTAATGGCTCAAAATTGTTTTATCTAAAAGCGGAGAATACGGATATAGAAGTTAAAAGGGCATTTGGTGCAGAGCAAGTAATTTCAGCAACAATAGACAACGTAAGCGTTAAAGAGGTCGGACAAGATTGGGATTTTGTAGGAGAAGCAGAACTTACAGAACAAGGTGCAAGGATTTACTCAAGTAGTGGTGGTCAATCTTATATAACACAAAATGCATTAACTAACACAAAAAGTTATAAATTATCTTACGAGATTACAGATAGTACACAAGGAGGTTTAAAATTGATAAATGTAAATGGTTTATCAGATTACCCTATATCATCAAGTGTTGGAATACATACAGAGTATTTTACGGCAAATAATAATACTTTATTTATTTACAGAAATAGCGGTGCAACAGACGTAACTATAACAAACATTTCCGTAATAGAAATAACAGACGATACTAACCTACCTAGAATAGATTATACTGGAGGCGAAGGACACTGGTTATTTGAGCCTCAGTCAACGAACTTGGTTACTTATAGCGAGGACTTTAGTCAATGGGGACAAAGTGGAGCTCCTGCTCTTACAAGTGGGCAAT